TTCGACGGTAGCCGGGCTAATCCCACATATCCCACAGAGCATCGCGGCGCCCATTTCGGCGATCAGCTCCTCTTTGCTGTAGGCATGGCTGCCAAAGCTCGGCTTCATGGTGTCAGGGCGATCCAGCCGGGAGGGGTGGCCGGTGGAATGCGTCAGCTCGTGAAAGGCGACGGAGTAGTACGACTCAACGGGGTCAAAGCTCGCCAGCGCTGGCAAATGAACGCTGTCGGTGCTGGGGTGGTAAAAAGCCCGATCTCCACCGTGATAGATCGGCGGACGATTCGGCATATTGATGAGCAGCGCATCGGCAGCCGCGATCCGTTCGGCTGTGGCTTTCGGCTGGGGGTTCGGATAGTCAACGTCCTCGCATTGCTCGCAATTAAACACTGTCCAGTGTCGCAGCACGCCGTAGCGCGTGTCCTCGTCTTTCTCGACGAACCGCCAGAAGGTAATCGGCCAGCCTTTTTCGCCTTTGCGCACATAGCCGCCGCGCTCCCTGGCCTGCTGATACGATAGCCAGTAGGGCGAGTGGAACGGCGCAGCCCCCAGGAGCATGGTGTTGATGCCCTGGTACGGCTTGCCGCTGGACAGATTGCGTGGCGATTGCGAAGCCCAGGGCTTGCGCCAGGGAATTGTCCCGGCCTCCAATAGCTCCATGATGCGCTCGGTAATGCTGGTATACGTGTCTGAGTGTGTCATCTCATGCACCTTTGAGGTAAAGGATAATGAGAGGGATTTTAACTTTTATTATGTGTGTATACATTGCAGAAGTGAAGTGTACAGAGATGGACTATGCAAGCCGTGAATTTTCAGGTGGAACGGCGCAAGTCGGGGAGGGGGTGTTTAGTGATACAATTGTTCTAAACGGAAGGAATGGGGCATGGAAGTCACAGTCGAAATGGCGACAGACGATTTTTCAAAGCGGGTCACTGAAGTGTTTGCCTGGATGCGGCACATTCAGATGGAACGCAACTATTTCGAACAGTTCACCGGCGACGAACCAGAGTTGCTGAAAATCTACCGCCCAGCGTTGGATGATTCTCCTTTGATCTGGCGCTGGACTTTCCACCCTCCGCCTATCACGCAGCCGCCAGTCTGAGTACGCCGATTCGGTCATAGGCGCATTTTGAGCGGCTGCGCTTCCAGAGCCATTGAGCCTGTGAAGGGGTCAGGGCGTGGTGAGCCTCAAACGCGCCAATCCGGGGCAAATGGCTCCAGACCTCTGAGGGGGTCAGAACTAATGTTCTGCCGACGACACGCGAGAAAATAGCTCAGACGTTCTGAGATAATGTACGTAAAGGAAACTTTTCGTACTTTATCCCACCCCTAAGCCCCGCCCACACCCGCCCTCCCTCCGCATCCGGCCCGGCTCTGGTCTACGGCTTGCGCCGCGATATTCGGTTGAAGTTGCCCGGCGGGGTTCGCTCCGCCGGGCGATTCTTACTTACGCCTCGTCCTCCTCGTCCAGGTCAATCCCGTGCTGCTCGGCCAGCTTGCGGCGCAGCGCCTCGCGGGTTTCGTTCCGGCGCTTGGCTTCCTCTTTCGAGGCGACCACGCCCTTACCGGCGCGCTTGGCTTCGCGCTGCTCCTGGGTCAGCGTAGGCCGGTGGTCGGTGAGATACTGCGCGCCCTCCGGCAGGCTGATTTCGATACGCCCGGCATTCGAGTGCCCGGACAGTTCGACCAGACCCGAAAGCACCTCGCGCATCCGCGCCAGGTCGGCTTCGGTCACCGTCACCGTCGCCGTGCCGATAATGTGGGGAACGATCTCATCCGGGAAAACACCCCACGCCGCCAGAGCGTCCGCGTAGACGTTCGTCAGGCCCTCACGAAAAGAAGCGGTCATCACGTGCTGGTTCAATTTCTTCGCCACAGTAGTCATCTCCTTGTGGTCTAGGGCGTAGCTGCGACCCCGGTAAATCCCGGGTTGTCCTTCGCAACTACAACTATATGATAGCATAAAACCAGCATTAAGACGACAAAGCTATCCTTAAGCTATCGTTGGGGTGGGCTATGTCTCTTAAGCATACCGAGGGGCGTTCGGAGACTACGCAGGGGCGGCGAGTCTCCCAGATCAACTTCACTTTTAAGGCATCCCGGTCACTCGGTCTATTCCTTTGTTAATCCCCGGTTACTCGCCCTCCGACGCGCCGGGGTCTATCTCAACTACAACTATATTGTATCATAATACCGTGCTAGTGAGGCTTAAGCTATCATTGAGCTTGCCGTAATTCCCTTAATGGTTTTACAATGCAGACCATTTGTGCTATTCTTAGTCATTAAGATTGAATTGATGCTTGAGGGTGCATGGACGACAAAATCAAGGTTCGGAAGCGGCGGCTGACGGACTACGTGAAAGACCCGGCCAACGCCAACCGGGGCAACGAGCGCGGGCGGAAGATGATTGCCGACAGCTTCCAGGAGAATCGCGCGGGCCGGTCGCTCCTGGCCGACAATGGCGACGTGCTGATTGCCGGGAACCAGTCCATAGACGGCGCGCTGGCGGCGGGCATCGAAGAGGTCATCGAGATCGAGACCTCCGGCGATGCGGTCATTGTCCACAAGCGCGTTGACCTGGAACCTGACAGCCCGGAGCGGATGCGGTTGGCTTTATCAGACAACAGGACTCAGCAGGTCAATCTTGACTTCGACCCGGAGCGACTGCTGGGCAACCCCAAGCTGCTCGAAGGCTTATGGCGGGATGATGAGATAGACGAGCTGCTGGCGGCCCGCGACGTTGCCCAGATGGTCACCGACCAGACGGCAGCCGGGCTTTCGACAGAACGGGCATTGGGCGATCCGAAGAAACAGATCAAGCCGGTGCTGTACGTGGATGAAGTCGCCGTGTTCGAGAAGGCGATTCGCGCCACCGGCATGACCAATCGCGGCCAGGCGGTGCTGGAGATTTGCCGGGTGTATCTGGAGGTGAAGAGTCATGGATGAAGTTACGTGGTACGACGCCATGAAGTGGCAGCAGGCCCCTGAACACATTCGACGGTTTGGTGAGCAGGTGGCCGCCAAGATACCGGGCTTTATGCGCATGGCGATCCAGCCATCCCCTGTCCAGGAATATTACTGGCGGTTCTGGTTTCTCGTTCATCAGGATAACCTGCCGGATAATGTCTGGCTGGCCTATGACATTGCAGCACATGTCATCGTAAGCGACGCCGACGCAATCGTGCCAAGCGTAATCCACGGACTCGAAGACTCCTTGACCTGGCTGGCGGGTGAGTGGGCGAAAGGAATTAAAGTTGACCTCAGCTCATTCTCCTAAGAAAACAATCAAGGCCCCCGAAACTGCCATGCGCCAGGCGGCGCTGCGCCTCTCCGAGCAGAACGCCAAGCTGCTTGGCGACAATCGCCAGTTTGCCCGCAGAATCGCCCAGTTGGAAGCGGAGAATCACCGCCTGGCTGCTGAGCGGGATAATGCCGTGAAAGAAGCGGAGATGACCCAGGCCGAGAATGACGTGCTGGTGCTGCGATTGGCGCGGAGAACGGCGGGTGTGCGGTGATTGACTTCCGTAGTGTTCGCATACACCTCGCCATGAGCGGCCTGATGCAAGGCCGAACGCCTCTTTCCGCGTTCTATATGTATTCCACCATCGCCTCGTTAGCCACCTGGAATTGGAGCGATGCTGCCCAGGATACTGGCGGCGTTCCTGTAGCCGCTGCCCTGGCGGACATCTTCAAATATACCGAGCAGCCGCTGCCAGCGATTGACGGGCGGATCATTGTCCACACGGAAGATGTTGGTGGGATTCGCCTCCTGAGTTACGAGTGGGAAGGCGGCATTATTCATGGCGTCACCGGCTCGCTGGTCGAAGATGCAGAACCGACCCTACTGCGAGTCGAAGGCGACCTGATGTTTCTGGGGCCGTACCGATTCCGCATCCTGGGATACTCGCGTCCGAGCGATGTCTATTTCCTGCGGATGCTGCCTGACGAAGTGAAGAGGATTGACCTGCGATGACCGTCTATCTGGTCTGGCTGCATACCGACGATGGCGAATGCTCCGACAGCGACCTTCTGGCGGTTTGCACAACTGCCGAGAAGGGTAAGGAAATCTGCCAGGAAAAGGAACGGAAACTCTCGCCAGAGTCGCCACCTCTTGAATGGTTCAAACAAGAAAAGGGGGTTGAGAACTCCCCTTTATGGCGAAGCTCAAAGCGCTATCGCTGGCCGTTTTATGCCATTATTCCGATTCAGATGGACGTACCTTATACCGATGCCTAAACTCGATAACTCCACCTTCCCCTATAAAGTCGCCCTGCGAAAGCGCGCCCTGGCCCTCCTGGCAGAGTGTGGTGTTACGTCGCCGGTGGTGTGCGAGACGCATGGCGGCAGCGGCGCGCTGTTCAACGCCTGCTATGCGCATCTGACCGAGGGGATGGTCTTTGAGATGGACTCGACCAAGAGCGCGAAGCTGGGTAAGCAGCGCCCCACCTGGGCAATCTACGAGGCGGATTGTGTCGCAGCGCTGGCCGGAGGGGTGGGGTCGCACCTGACCTTTGACCTGCTGGACTGCGATCCATATGGTGAGTGCTGGAACGTGATTGAGGCGTTTTTCACAAGCCAGCGTCCATTCGCGGATTTCATGGTCGTCGCCGTCAACGATGGGCTGCGCCAGAAGCTCGCCATGACCGGCGGATGGGCGGTGAAGTCACTGGCCCATGTCGTCGAGCGGCGGGGGAATGATCTGCACCCGGTCTACCTGGAGGTGTGCCGCGAGCTGCTGACAGAAAAAGCGGCCTGCGCGGGGTATCGCGTAGACCACTTCGGCGGTTTTTATGCGGGCGACAAAAAGGCTATGACACAGTTTCTGGCTGTGCTTCAGAAGAGGGCGAGTTGATTCCTTTCCTCAACCGGCGTCTTCACCAGAACGGGGAACTCGCTGCGCCAGTGGGCAGCAGCCAGGGGCAGGCTGCGCAGATTCCCCTTATAGAAAATGGGCACGCGCTGCCGATCCAGGGCGTCCAGCATATTGCGCAGATCGCCTTCCGCCGGTGGAAATTCCTGCTTGCCGTTGCTGGCTGCGCCGATGACCGCCCAGTTCAGGGCCTCCGGATACATCCGGATGATGGTCGAGCAGTCCCAGGACAGCGGCTCGAAGCTGATCCAACGCACCGTCGCGTTGACGCGGCTCAGGGTCTTCAGAATGCGATGGAGCATTTTCGCCTGCTGCAACCGGGACAATCGCTTGCCCCACATCCAATCCGGCGGGCTGGATGCGCCAACCCAGACGTTAGCAGGAAAATCGAAGTTGGCAAGGCGAGGCGCGTTTTTGGTCAGCAGAAAGAACGTGTGCCAGGGAGCCTGACGGCAGATGTCCAGCACCTTATTGATCTGCTCGTCGCCAACCCAATGACCCATCAGGTCGGACATGGAGTCCAGGAATACCCCCGCGCCTTCCTTGAGTTTCAGCGGCTCCTGCAAGCGCTCATCCGGATGCTGGTAGTAATGCTCGAAGCCTTCCGGGTATGCCTGGCGAGCCACCCCTTCGGCGACGGTTTTGGCGTAACACTCAGCGATATTGCCATCGGGCATTTCCCATTGGCAGCCGTGCATACATCCCGAAACGGGATTCCAGGTGAAGCCGCGCGTGGTGCTGCCATCGGGCTTGCGGATGCGTGTCCATTCAATGCTGTTCGGTGGTTTCTGTTCGTTCACGATGTCCTCATTCCGTGTCTATCCGGTCTTTAGATATTATACCGTGTTTCACATGGTAAAACAAGTATGAACTTAGACAATCTAGGAAACTAACACATGGCCTGGAAAGATCGGCGAACCGAGGCGGTAAGACTCAAGAATCGAGCGGACATTGCTCGCTTCATTTTGCGCGGTCACTCGCAGGTCTGGATTGCGGGCGAGCTGGGGATGTCGGAGGCGACCGTCAGTCGCGACGTGACATTCCTCAAGAAGCAGTGGGCCAAGCAGGCCGAAGAGGATATTGCCACGGCGAAGGCGGTGGAACTGGCGCGGATTGCTGACCGCGAACGCGAGGCGTGGCAAGCCTGGCGGAAGTCGAAGAAGGACGCAGAGGTGAAAATCCAGAGCGGCGGCGAGGGGCTGGCAGCGCGGGCGCAGATTATCCGCTCGTCGCGCAACGCGCATAAGGCGTATCTCGACGTGCTGGCGCAGTGCAGCGACCAGCGCTGCAAAATCCTGGGGCTGTACGCCACGCCTGGCGAGAGTGAAGACAAACCCTTGCATGTTCGCCATTCGATTGTCGAAATTATTAAGGACTATGGCCCAGGAACTCGTTGAATTCGTCAATGGCCGGGTGCGGCTGAATCTGCATCCCGGCCAGACGGCTGCCTGGGACAGCACGGCGCGGTTTACGTTCATCCTGGCCGGAACACAATCGGGCAAGACATCATTCCTGCCCTGGAAGCTGCACCAGTGGATTGACCGGTTTGGCAGCGGCGACTATATCGCGGCGACGGCCAGCTATGACCTGTTCAAGCTGAAGTTTCTGCCGGAGATTCGCAACGTCTTCGAGCACATCCTGGGCATCGGACGCTACTGGGCCGGTGACAAGATCATGGAACTCTGCGACCCGGAAACCGGCATATTCCGGGCCAAACGCGCCGATGATCCGATGTGGTCGCGGATCATTCTGCGCAGCGCCAGCGCCGAGGGCGGGTTGGAATCGGCTTCGGCAAAGGCGGCTATCCTGGATGAAGTGGGGCATGACGATTTCGGGTTGGGCGCGTGGCAGGGGGTGATACGCCGTCTGTCGCTCAGTCGGGGGCCGATTATGGGCGCGACGACACTCTACAACCTGGGCTGGCTGAAGCAGCAGGTTTTTGACAAGCGCAACGAAGACCCGGACATCAATATCATCCAGTTCGCCAGCACACTCAACCCTCAGTTTCCCAAAGAGGAAATGGAGGACGCCCGGCGGCGGCTGCCCGAATGGAAATACCTGATGTTTTACGAGGGCAAGTATGGCAAGCCTTCGGGGATGATCTATAAGGACTTCGTCAATGCGCTGCGCGAGCAGGGCGGGCACAAGGTCAGACCGTTTGCCCTTCCGGTGACCTGGCCGCGTTGGGTAGGGGTTGACCCTGGCGCGGTCAATACGGCCAAAATCTGGCTGGCGCAGGATGTCGAACACGAGATTTTCTACCTCTATCGCGAGAGCCTGGGCGGTGGCCGCTCGACTGCTGAGCATGTCAAAGAGGCGCTGCGTCTGGCGGAAGAAAACAAAGAGAACGTCATCCGCTGGTGCGTGGGCAACAAGAGTGAGACGCAGGTGCGGATGGATTGGCAGAGCGCAGGCGCGTCGCCGGTGATGGGGCCGCCCTTTGCCGACGTCGAGTCGGGTCTGGATAAGGTCATCCAGTTGTTCAAGGAATTCCGCCTCTTCATCTTCGAGGATTGTGTGGGAACGCTGGACGAGATCGGCAGCTACAGCCGGAAGCTGGACGACCAGGACGAGCCAACCGAGGACATCAAGAACAAGGAGAAATATCATCACCTGGACGCCCTCCGCTACATAGCTGTCCAGGTGACGATGCAGGGGGTTTTTGTTGGATAGGAGCGCATATGGTTGCGATGATTGAGCGAGCAAAAATGATGTGGGACATTCTGGTTCGCGGCGCGCCAGCAGGCCCGGTGATTGTGAAAAAAGCGCCCTTCCTCTGGCCGTCATGGCAATCCGGGCAGCCAAGCTGGCACATGGTTGATTTTCAGGCGTATGTCAAAGAAGGCTATGACCTGAACAGTCTGATCTACAGCGCGGTCAATTACAAGGGACGCTCGCTCGCCTCCGCGCCCCTCCGCGCCTATGACGGCGACCCGGATAATCCGACGCCGGTGAAGCCCAACCACGCCCTGGCGAAACTGGTTGCCAGGCCGAACCCCTACATGTCCTGGCGACAGTTCTTCTGGCTCCAGATCGCCTATTTCAACGTCGCTGGAAACGCCTATCACTACCTGGATCGCCCAAACACCGGGGCGCTGCCCACCGCCATTTATCCACTCCGACCCGACCGGGTATTCATCATCCCTGGCGACGGCGGAATCCTGGGGTACAAGTATGTGCCGGAGGGCATGTCATCCTACAACGCGATGCCTATCGTGCCCGCCGACATGATGCACGTCAAGCTGCCCTATTTGCTCGACCCCTTCGAGGGGATGGGCTACGGTCTGAGTCCCATGTCGCCGCTGGCTCAGAGCGCCGATGTGGATAACGACGTCACCGAGTTTCTGAAGAACTTCTTCGAACACGGCGCGGTGATCCCCGGCATTCTGAAATTCAACATCCCGATGACCAAGGAGACGGTGGCCGAAGCGCGCCGCCGTTGGATGGAGCTTTACGGTGGGGTGGATAACTGGTCACAGGTGGCCGTACTCGACCAGGGCGGTGAGTACCAGAAGATTGCCCAAAACTTTCAGGAGATGGGGTTCGAGGCGCTGGACAAACGCAACGAGTCGCGCATCCTGGGGCCGTTTGGCGTGCCGCCGATTCTGACCGGGACAAACGTCGGGTTGGATCGCAGCACCTATTCCAACTACGAAGAGGCCCGCAAGGCGTGCTGGGAAGATACCCTACTGCCGGAGCAGTCGCTTTTCATGGACGCTTACCAATATTATCTCCAGACCGATGACGGCGCGTTCGTGATGTTTGATAATTCGAATGTCCCGGCACTGCGCAAGAATGTCCCGACGCTGATCACCGCCGCTTACCAGATGTGGCAGATGGGCACGCCGCGCGATACCGCCTACGCAGCGGTTGGGCTGAGCGTGCCTGAAACGCCCAATGGCAAAATCAGCTACACGCCGATTGGCATGGTTCCCAGCAGTGGCGCGCCCAGACCCACACCGGCGACAAACAACCAGGGCGCAGCCGAAGCCGCAGACGAAACACGGAAGGCGCTCCAGCGAAAGACAGGTTGGTCGGCAGAGCAGAAGGCGGCGATCTGGAAAAAGGTGGATAGCATCGCCACCTCCTGGGAGGAGTCGTTCGCTGAGGCTGCGCGTAAGCAGTTCGAAGTGGACATGAAGGAAATCCTCGTCCTCGTCACCGAACATAAAAAGAAGGCGCTGCGCCAGAAGGCTTCGATTAACTGGGAGAAGCTGGAGAAGCCGATTAACGAGTATCTGGATGAGGCTGGCGCGGACGGCTGGCGCGAGGCGTTTGCCCCGCTCATCAAAGGCGTAATGGGCGACCAGGGCGAGGAATGGGCCGCGACGCTGGGCGTTGAGTTCGACGTGCGCAATCTGGAAGCCGAACAGTGGTTCCAGGATTATACGCTGCAATTTGCCCAGCCGATCAACGACACGACGAAGAAAGACATCAAGGCGATACTTGCCCAGGCCAACGCCGAGGGGTGGAGCGTGCCGACGATGCAGGACAATCTGACGACCACCTTCCAGCAGTATATGGATGGCGATCTGACGAGCGAAGACTTCGATTGGTACAACGACCGGATGCCGCCTTACCGCACCGAACTCATCTCTCGTGTTGAAAGTATGCGAGCAAGCAACGCTGGTTCTCAGGAATTATTCGAGTCCTGGGGTGTTAAGGGTCACGAATGGCTGGCTACCCAAGATGATCGCACCCGTGATACTCATTTGGAGGCAGATGGACAGGTACAGGATATTGATACCCCTTTTGAGGTTGGGGGGTACGATATGATGTACCCCCTGGATATGAGCATGGGCGCTGATATGTCTGAGGTAGCTAACTGCCGTTGCGCAGTTTTGCCAGTTCTGGAATCCGACTAAGGCACTCCGAGGGCGATCTTCGGATGTCAGTTTCAGAGAAGCGAAAGACGCGCCAAGCATGGGCTTTTAGCCAACGGTCTTTATTTGCATCTTTGGCTTTTTGTTGCTCGCTGGCGTGCCAGTAATCACCATCCGCTTCAATGGCGATACGATATTGGGGGAGCGTGATGTCAATCAGCCAAGTGGCGATTTTGTGCTGCCAGCGGTAGGGAATTTGAAGTCTGTCCAATTCATCCATCAAGGCTTTTTCGATGGATGTGGGGCCTTTATTCATCGCCATTTGGTAGGATATAGCAGTTCCAGTGCATTTTCTGGAACAATAACGAAACTCATCCAGTTTTGCCGGTTTGACCCAAACCTCCTTGCCGCACCATTCGCAGTAGCGTTTCTGGCGTGTCCAGAGTGGATGGTTGGTTCCGGTCACTCGGCGCTTAGCTTCATAGGCGCATTCATAGGAGCAATATCGAAATGTCCTGACCCGATTGGGCCAAATCTCACACTCCTTACCGCAAATCTCACAAACAACCCTGACAAGCTCCCCTTTATTCCAAGCAGGCACACCCCTATGCGATTCGCCCAAGAGTCGTTTATGTTCGGCTGTGAGGGGAGGTTTTGGTCTACCGGTGTGCGTGAATTTCGCGCAGCACCCACGGCTACAAAATCTGCCACGTCCGTCGTCTATTCGATTTTGTGTGGTAATGATTTCCTTACCGCATTGCAGGCAATGGGTAACTACTTTTTGAAAGGGCATTTGACTCTCTCTGTTCAGAATCGTCTGTGTAATGGTTGGGGCAGACCGGCACAGAAACCGGCTCTTCGGGAGCGACCCTATCCCCTTACTTATTATATCAAATAGAGACGATTTATGTCTAAGACAAAATTTGTCTTACCCTTCCTGACCCCATTTTTGACAAGCACGAATAATTGTTATACACTGAAGGTTGATGAAACATCCGTTCTGAAATTTATGCAGAGGTGACAATGCATATCATCAAGCCGCAGTCACGTGGGTTATCTCTCGCCAAACGCCGTATCTGGTACGCCGCGACCGACAAGGCGTTCGACACAAGCCTTCTTTACGACGGACAGCCAATGCAGCAGCTTGCAGGCGCGGCCATCCCTGCCGGACAGATCGTCTATCTGGACACGAACAACCGGCTTCAGAAAGCCCTGGGCAACGCGCTGTCCACCTCCGTTGTGTACGGCTGGACACTGACCGAAGCGAAGGCCAACGGTCAGCCGGTGATGTGCGCCCCCCTTGCCAACGGCGGCAACCTGTCGGGGCTGACCGGGTTTGTGGTCGGCGCGCCCTGGTTCCTGAGTGAGACGACTCCTGGCTCAGCGATGCGTGTCGCTGACCTGGGCGCGGGTGACGTGTCGGTTTACCTGGGCTTCAGCCCGACGGCAGCCACCTTTGCCATCGGAGCGCGCAACTCCACGGCGGTTCATGCGTGATTGAGGTTCGCTGCCCGAACCCAAATTGCCGTCATTTACTTTTTGTGGCGACAGGGGTTGGCACTGTGGTTACGACGGTCTGCCCGAAGTGTAAAAATAACATCAGGTGGCCGTCGCTCGTGGCCGAGATCATTCCTTCAGAGGACTCGCCGCCGCGAAAGCCAGGGCCGACAGAAACAAAGTAGCAAAGAACATACCCCACCGATTATGTCGGGTGAGCGCCTGGAGCGCCGGGGGAGAATGAAATCATCGAACGCCAGGAGCGTCACAGCCCTGGCGTTTTTTGTTTGGAGACGGGATGCCAAGAAAGCAGCGACCAATCGAACATAAGTCGTGGACCGGTTTCATCCTCAAAGCGGATGAGGCGCAAGGCATTGTAGAGGCCATTGTCAATGTCTTTGGCGTCCTCGATCTCGGCGATGACATTGCCCACCCCAACTCCTTTAAGAAAACGATCGTCGAACGCGCCAATCAGATCAAGGTGCTTGACCAGCACAACACTGACTCCATCTTCAATATCCTCGGCCATCCCCTGGAGATGCGTGAAGTCGGGCGCGGCGAACTTCCTCCCGACGTGCTGCTGAAATTCCCCGACGCCACCGGCGGATTGTGGACGCAAACCCAGTACAACATGCGCACCCCCGAAGGCCAGGGGGCTTTCTATCGCATTGCCGATAAGGATGTGACCGAGTACAGCATCGGTTTCGAGCTGGTCAGCTTCGACTATTCCAAGATCGAACGGGCGGATGGCAAAAAGATTACCGTCCGCAATCTCCGCGAGGTCAAGCTCTGGGAGTATTCCCCGGTCATCTGGGGCATGAATGAGGCCACCGCTACGGTTGGCGCGAAAGGTAAATCTATGAATCGCAAAGCTGAGAGCGACGCGCCGAACTATGGAGCTGCGCCGACCGGACAGACCGAAACCTGCTCCCACTGCCGGTATTTCAACCGGGTCAACGACAGCAAAGGCTACTGCGACAAACACGATTTCCTGGCCTTGCAGAATAACACCTGCGATGACCAGACGCCCGGCTCCACCCAGGCCAGCCGTACTCCGGCGATGACCGGCAAGGACATGACGCCGGACGGCCCAGAGCAGCACATGGATGACATGATCGCTGCCTACATGCTCAATTCCACTTACTTATATACCGGCTGGCTGTCCAGCGGCAAGATTTCTTACGAAGAGTGGACGCTCATTGACGATCTGGTAGAGGCGGGCGTGACCAGTGTGGTTAACGGTCTGCCGCCTGACCTGGCCGAACGTGTGCCGACCACTGATTATGGCGCTTATTTTATGTGGGCGCGCCAGGTTGGGAACATGGCGATCAAAGCGGGTCGCACCCTGAGCGCTCAGAACGAACAGCGTATTCGCGATGCTGTGGATGCGCTGAACAATGCCACGTCAACACTGGCGAACCTTCTGACTGAGGCCGGGCTGAACGACGCTGAAGGCAGCGCAGACACCACCTCTGAAGAAGACAACGCCGATACCGCAAAAAGTGCCAGCCGCCCGGTGGCCGGGCCGCCTCCCCCTGTCGCGAACGGGGAGACACCCACCGATGCACGGAAAACGCTGCTCGCACAACTCGAAGCATTGGAACTTTAGACTGCGAAGGGAAGGGTATGCAAACCCTAATAGACCTGGAGGGTCGTCACGCGCAGCTTGTGAAAGAGGCTCGTGAAATCCTCCTCAGTGAAAAATGTGCCGCCGAAGACCTGACCCGCGCTGACGGGCTGCGCAAGGAAGCCGCTGACCTGAAAACGCGGATCATGACCTTGCGCGAGATTGACAGCGCGGTCATTGCCCCGGCGGACGGCAAGAGCGGGGGCGCGCGCCAACCCAGCGCGCCGCAAAACGATGACTTCCAGGACTGGGGCGAATTTGTCTCTGCCCTGAAGGTCAACCTGAAGTCGAAGGGCGCGGTGACCGACCGGCGCTTCAAGTATTACGAAGAAGCCGACGTCGATCTCAAGAATGTCGAGCGGAAAGACCTGTCCGGGCTGACCGGCGCGGCGGGCGGGTTCCTGCTCCCGATCACCCAGCTCAGCAACGTCATGGGCGTGGCTGCGCCGCTGGCCGTTGTGCGTCGTTACGCAACCGTCATCCGCACCAGCACCCGCCAGACGAAAATCCCGGTGCTGGATCAGACCGGAACAACGGCGGGCGTGCCGGCCTTCTTTGGCGCGGTTCAGGCCTACTGGCAGGAAGAAGCCAGCGCCGCCACCCAGTCTGACATGAAATTCCGCCAGACGGAGCTGTCGGTTCGCGAGCTGATCGCCTACACGGTCTTCAGCAATTCGCTGCTGGCCGATGCCGATCCGGCGCTGGCCGATCTGCTGGCCGGGCCGCGCGGCTTCCCTGGCGCGATGGCCTGGAAAGAGGACTATTCGTTCATTCGCGGCTCCGGCGTCGGCGAGCCTCTGGGCATCATCAATGCCCCGGCGACGGTGACCACGGCCTCGCGCACCACGTCCAGTCACATCAAGTACGACGATCTGGCGAACATGGAAGCGAAGTTCATGGGCAGCAACCCGGTGTGGCTCGCTACCCAGAGCGCCAAGAACGAACTGCTGCTGATGAACGGGCCTTCGGGCAACCCCAGCTATCTGTGGGGCAACGCGACGAGCGGTATCCCCAACACGCTGCTGGGCTATCCGATCTTCTTCACCGACAAGCAGCCAGCGCTGGGCACAGTGGGCGACCTGATCCTGGCCGACCTCTCCATGTACCTGATCCTGGATCGCCAGGCGGTCACCGTGGACACGAGCGACCAGTTCAAGTTCCAGAACAACCAGACGGCGCTGCGTGTTATCGAGCGGGTAGAGGGCGCGCCCTGGCTCTCGACCTACATCACCCTGAGTGATGGTTCAACAACCGTCTCTCCCTTCGTGCAAATTCCGACGTAGGGCATAGTAAATAACTGGCGATCTACCGATTGCAACGGGAAAAGGAGAATTCATCGCTCCCTGGTCGCCGGTTTCAAACGATGAAATAGCAAGGATGAATGCTATGGAAGCGCCTGTGAAGAGACGGCAAGGGAAGCGGGTTCGATTTGACCCACCAGACCGTGAATGGCTTGAAGAGCAATTTCTTCTACCGCCAAAAGGGTTGGGCAAGACAAACATAGTGATAGCTCACGAGCAAGGGGCATCCGCGCACACCGTTATTGAGTGGAAAAAGCGTGTTGGTGTCAAAGACGATCTCGGTAAACGGCACTCCTATCGAATGTCAGGAGAGGGTAATCCTGCTTACGCGAAGGGGGTGTCAAGGAACTATCACTACAAGGTCTTAATCGGACGACGAGAGCCGGTTTGCGAGTGGTGCGGCACAACAGAACAGTTGCACGTACACCACAAAGACCATAACACCGAAAACGGCAGTCCTGAAAATCTGGGCTGGCTCTGTTATCACTGCAACCTTCTTGAGGCGCATATTTACCATTTGGTACAAAGCGACCGAGCGCAGGTAACGATTGAGGAAGGCAAAACTATAGTGATCGCATTTAACAAGTGTGATCGAGAGGAACAATCGTCATGACCAGTCCATTTCTCCCTACGGAGGTCACCGAACAGGTTGGGGTCATTGATCCCCAGAGCGACACCAGCACGGTGCGCTCAACCGGCTGGATCAAGGCCGACTCCTACGAGTCGTACCTGGCCCAGATCGTCGTCGGGGCCATGACGGCCACCGGCACCATTGACGCCAAAATCGAACAGGCCAACACCAGCGGCGGCGGCGGCGTGAAAGACGTCACCGGTAAGGCGCTGACCCAGGTTCTGGCAGCCAGCGGTGGCAGCAAGTCCTACGCCATCAATGTGCGCCCGTCCGATCTGGACACCGCCAACAGCTTCTTCTGGTTCCGTCTGACCATCACCCCGACGACGGCAGCGAGTTTGCTCATGGGGCAGATTTTGGGGATCGACCCCAAACGACGCCCTGTGCCGCAGACGAACTGGACGCAGGTCAAGTAAGAAGAGACTGACGAGTTATGACCGCCTACGCCACCCCCGCCGAAGTCCGCGCCCAACCGGGCATGGAATCGGCCAATCAGGATACCGTCCTCTCGGTACTCCTCGATGCGGCGACGGAGGCGGTCAATAACTTCTGCAATCGTCCGGATGGTTTTATCGCGGGAAATGCTGTGGCCCGCACTTTCCACGGGTCGGGTGGGGCGGTGCAGCACTTTAATGATGAAGCGGCAGCGATCACGCTGGTTGAGGTCAAGCAGTCGGTGACCGACACGGCCTACACCGCCTGGTCTTCGAATGACTGGATCGCTTTCAGCGGCGACGAGATGGACCCGAATTTCTACCGTCTGCCCTACACAGCGCTGATGGTCGCGCCTACCGGTGCCCAAACCTGGTTCACCAGCGGGCGCTATGACCCCTTCACCGGCTGGCGAACGTCGCGTAAATTCCCGCGTACCGCGCCCACCGTGCGCGTCACGGCCCAGTGGGGCTATGCCCTGACTGTGCCAGCGGTAGTGAAACAGGCCTGCGTCACTCAGGCGGCGCGCTGGTTCAAGCTGGGGTCGGGTTTCTGGGCGGATGCGATTGCCAACCCTGACTTTGGGCAGCTTTTGTACCGCAAGCCGCTCGATCCAGCAGTGCAGTTCATGCTAGAGCAAGGGCGCTTGATACGCCCGGCCATTGGCTAAGGAGTAACCATGCTTATCGAATTAACTGACCTATCAAACCAGAACAAAGTCTCGGTCAACCCGGACCACATCATTTATGCCGAACCCAACGGGAATGGCGACCACGCCAACGTCTATGTGACGACACACGGCATTCTGAAGGTGGCCGAGACGCGCGAGCAGGTTCACGCGCTCGCCAACGGCCGGCAGCCAGCAACGGTCGAGGCTGTCGAGGCGGAGGAAGTTGCTCTGCCGCCCGAACCCACTCCGGAAGTCGAGCCGCCGGTTCCTGCCGAAGAGTCACCGGTCACCAGCGACAAACGCGGCAAGAGGTAATCGGTGTCCGACGATACGATCAGCCTCGAAATTGAGGGGCTGCTGGAGACGCAGCGCAAGCTGGATCAGGTTGTCCGCGATCTGCGAGGAGACGAATTCCTCCAGGGGATGCGCGACGCCACGATGCTTGTCACCCGCGACGCCAGGATTCTCGCGCCGGTGGATATGGGGCCGCTCCGGGCCAGCATCACACCGGAAGTGGTGACCCAGGGCCGCGAGGTACAGGGCATCGTCGGCAGCAACAAGCGGTATGCGGCTGCTCAGGAACTTGGAACGCGCCCCTTCTGGCCGCCACTGGCAGCGCTGGAGGTGTGGGCACGGCGGCACGGCACCACCGCTTACCTGGTGGCGCGTGGAATCGCCGCTCATGGCATTCGCCCTAAGCGCTTCTTGCAGCAGGCGTTTGAGCAGAATCTGACAGCCATACAGCGGCTCGTTGAAGGCGCGGTATCGAGGATCGTCAGCAAATGACCGAACTCACCAAGTCCGCGCTCTGCGAAGCAGTCCGGGCCACCCTCGCGCCGCTGTTCACCAGCGCCCAGGGGCCGTCGCAGTTGAAGGAGAGCATCGCCGACAACATGACGCTCCAGGTCTACCCCAAAGAGTGGAATACTGACTCCCAGGGCGGCAATGACCGGTCAACCTTCGGCGGCGCGGTGCGCCAGGCGCGGGTGACGATCCTCTGCGATATGTATCTGAAGCAGCGGGCAGTGCTTGGCGAGGACATCTCCAAACAGGTAGCGCTGAGCGACCAGGTAGACGCGCTGCTCGACCAGCAGAAAAGCCTTCTGTTCGGGCTGACCGGCATCAAGGCTTACAAATGGCGCGGCGAGCGGGTGACGTTCGAATACGCCAATGAGAAGTACGTCGGATTGCAGTACACGCTGGACCTGGATGTGTACTGATGTACCGGGCCGTGAATCCGCTCCATAAGCACGGAGAGGTCATCCCGCCAGGCAGCATCACCCGCCTGGAATGGGTGAATGAGGCAGGCGTTCAGGCGCTGATCCAGGTCGGAGCAGTGACGCCGGACTGCCGGGTGCTGAGCGAACTGCCGGGCTGGAAAGCGCGCGCCAGGCTGCTCTTCGAACTGCGCATCGAGACAGTCCACCAGTTTTTTTTAGCCAGCGAGACGGACATCGCCGCTCATCTCAAGGTGAGTGTCAGTCTGGTGCAGCGCTGGAAAACATACCTTTTAGAGGAAGCGCCCCCGCTGACGGGGAGTTGATGCGGACGCTAGGGGTTCGCCCTGCCGTCCCGTGTGGAGGGTCAAATGCCGCAGAGCACTACTGTATTCAATGCCTGTAACGTGGGGATCAAGCTGGCCGACGCAACGAGTGTCCTGCAGGACATTTCCGGCGTTGCCAATGAAGTCGACATCGAACTGGAGAACGCGCTCAGCGAATACGCCACGTTCTCCGGGGGCTTTCTTGGCCGCCTGGAATGCAAACGCGACGGGTCGGTCGAGCTGACGGTTTTCGGCTCGACGGCGGCCAACGAAGCGCTGGCGCTGGCTCATTCGTGGTATTTCACCACGCGCGGGAACCGGAATATCCAGATTGACATGCCCAGTTCGGCCATCGGTGGCAACCGCTACACCGGAGCGATGAAGCTGGAGAAGTTCTCCATCCCGCTCAAAGCCGACGACGGAACGCCGATTGCCGTCAAGCTGTCGTTGAAGGCGGACGGCGGCATTGCCTGGGCGACCATCACCTCTTAAGGAGGACCCTGTGCCACAGCGTCAAAATGTAATCACTATTCCGAGTGTCGAATTACAGGGCGAAGGCTCCTGGGTCAAACTGCGCAAGCTGACCGTTGGCGAGTCGAAGTCCCTGGTCAGGAGCATCAAGACCGCCGATTTGCAGAACGTCACCGACATGAAAACCCTTCAGTCTATGGGGGACGTTGAAGTGATTCTGGAAATCAGCGCCTCCACCCTGGCCTCGTTGATCCTGGCCTGGAACTGGGTGGATACCGAGGGGAATCCCCTGCCGCTGCCCAAAGACAAGCCGGAAGTCCTCGACGAACTGACCACCGAGGAACAGCAGTTTCTTTTCGAGGCCATCAGCGGCAAGGCAAAAAAAAACGGGTCGTTGACCAACTGAAACTGTCTCTAGCCATGCCGCGCCACAAAGGATTTCCCCCGCCGGATGAATATATCGAACTGGTGCTGTGTCGAGACATCTACCATTGTTCGCGGCGGGAGCTGTACCGAAACGACTGGCAGGAGGCCATGCAGGACTACGAAATGCACGTGACCGAACTCAAAGCGGCGGCGGAGGCCCGCAGAAATGGCTAACACCATCCAGATTGTGATCGCCGCGAAGGATGCCGCCAGCGACGTGGTTGAGGGCGTCCTGGGTTCGCTTGGCGATCTGGGGGAGGCGGGCGCGAAGGCTCTCCTGGGTCTGGCGGCAGCGGCCACGGCGGTCGGCGGGGCGCTGTTTGAATTGGCCCGCGAGGCCGCGCCGATACAACTGGTCAAGAATGCCTTTGACCGGCTGACCGGAAGCGGTCGCAACGCCACCGACATGATTAAACGCCTGACGGCAGCTTCGGCGGGCTTTCTCGACGACAGCGATCTCATGGCGATGTACAACAAGGCGGCGATGGAACTGGGCGACACGCTGGCCGGGAAGCTGCCCGACGCCATGGAGGCGCTGCGCCGAATCGCCGGGGCCACCGGCGAAGACCTGAAGACCCTGACCGACAGCTTCATGGGTAGCGTTGAGGCGCTGCAACCGCGCGCCCTCAAGCAGATGGGGATCATCCTCGATCTCAACCAGGTCTACGCCGATTATGCCGCCTCGATTGGCAAGTCTACCGACGAACTGACCACCCAGGAGCAGCAGACGGCGTTTATGAACGCGGCGCTGACAGCCCTGCAATCACGGGCGGCGCAGCTTCCCGATGTAGTCAACACAGCGGCGCAGAGCTGGGCCATCTTCGGCAACACCCTGAACAACCTCAAGGAAGACATCGGTACGGCGTTCCTGCCGGTGTTTAAGCGGATTGTGGATGGATTTAATGATCTGGTACAGAAATATGGGCCGCCGGTGGTGGCATTTGTTCAGGATCTGGCCTCCAAAATCGAGATCGGAATGAATCTCGTCGGGGCCTGGCTAAACGTCGGGCTGATTATCTTCCAGAGCTGGTTCAACGCCGTGAAGGACAAATTCGATACCTTCCTGGCCGGGCCGATTGGCGATTTCATTGCCATGTTCACCACCGGGAATTTTTCGCAGCTTCCTACCGTGCTTGGTAATTTATTCGACAATATCACCAAACTCTTCTGGGATTCGCTGGCGCATCCCATCGGCGACGCCTTAGCGAGCATCACGCCGACTGATTTCATGAATATCATACTTGGTGTCGTTGGTATTGGGGCTGCTTTTTTAATCGCCAACATCCCGGTTCTCATCGGTAATATCTCGACAGCCCTTCTTGCCTTAGTCGGCATACTAGGCGGCCCGTTGACGCTGGCTATTGGACTGGCAATTCTTCTGGTGGCGGCCTATGAAAATAACTGGTTAGGCTTCAAAACAACCGTTGACGCTATTGGGAAATGGTTAACCGGCCCATTTGTCCAGTTTCTTAGCAAATTCCGTGATGCTGTTCAAATGTTCATGACCGACCCACTGGCAACGGTGCGGGATTTAATCGTTGACGTTACACAGAAACTCTTCACACTGCAAAACAACCCGCTCCTGGCAATCGTTACGGGTGGCGCTGGAATACCGGCGGTCAATGCGAATTCTACACAGGCGGGGGCAAATTCCGGTGTCATTGGTCAGACAACAGGGTTAGGAACGGGCCGCGATTCTGGTGGCAGAGGCCACGCCGGGCAGCCCTACTACATTGGCACGGGGGCACAGCCGGAAGTATTTGTCCCCGACAGCAGCGGGTCATTCTACCCCAACGGCGGAAGCCACACCCAGGTAGACACGCTTCAGGTGATTTTCAATGGAGGCGGCGCGCCGCGAAACGACCAGGAAGCGGATGACAGCGTGCGCATGCTCGCCGCCGCCCTCCGAGCGCGGGGCATTCAAATCTAAGGAGTATTTATGTACGCAGGGGCACAGACGGCTACCGGGTCACCGGTGGCTTTGAACAACTCGACCAGCCTGGCGGTGACGGTGGTGCTGGTGCAGGCCGACCCGGCCAACGGAGCCAACAATATCCTGGTCGGCAATGCCAACGCGCAGCCGATTGTGCTGACGCCGGGCGCGAACGCCAGCATCCGGGTGGGCAATATCACCGAGATTTTCATCAAGGCGTCGGCGGGCAGTCCGGTCTGTAACTGGATCGCTGAATTTTGATTCAGGCTGAATTTTAGGAGGTCGCTATGTTTGCCTGGAGTCCCAACACGGTCATGCCGCAGGAAATCACGCCGCCGCAGGCGTCACAGACGCTCGTGGCCGCAACGGCGATTGTCGCCAACGCGGCGCTGGCACTCATTACCGCCGCCAGCCCGATCACCAGCACGGCAGCGCCAACCATCGCCGATGGACAGAACGGCCAGCAGATCGTCCTGGTGAACGTCGGCGCTAATGCCATCACCTTACAGGATCAGGGGACGCTGCCAAGCTCCAATCTGCGCCTGACGGCGACGGGCGTTGCCATTGGCCCCCGGCAGAGTATCCGGCTGATATTTCTGACCGCTATTGGCGACTGGGTGCAGATTACCCCTCTGACGGCGGTGCTGTGAGAGTCTATAAGTTCGGCACCTGCACCCTTCCAGAGCCAGAGGGCGAGTCGCAGTTCACGGTGAACGGGCGCAATATCGCCGTGGATTTACCCTATGGAACGTTCGACCCGGATGGGGGGCCGCTGGTGTTGAAAGCGAGCGATGTCACCCATAAGTGCCGCCTGATTGCCCCGGTGGATGCCAAGTATGACGAACTGGCGCGGACCATGGGCCTGGGCCGGAACGTCCTCTACGCGCAGATGTGGAACGGCGACCGGCGCTGCACCTACGCCAAGATGACCAGCCTCAGCCATATTGCTATCGCCCGGAATTATCCCAGCTACCAGGACGTGACTCTCAAGTTTTCCCTGGACAGCCCGTACTGGTGGGATATAAACGATGTTTCGTTCCTGGATCAGGGCCAGACTTTGGATTCCGGTCTGATCATGGACGGTCATTTCGATACCCAGACCATTACCACATCTCCCTACACCTGGACGCTCATTAATTCGGGAACGGCCCAGGCGGATGGCGGCTACATGCTCATTCAACCCAACGCTGCCTCCAGTATGTCCAACATCACGATAGAGGACACTGAGAGCGGGGCCAATTTCAACTGGAATGGGACCCTGAACGCCAATGACCGGCTGGAATTTGACTTCCTGGCAAAGACCGTTCAGTACAACGGGGTTGACGCCTATGGCAGCTTCGCCCAGAACAGCAACCAGATTGAATGGCTGCTGCTGGCCCTGGGAAACAATTCCATGAAACTGACCGCCGGAGCCATCGCCGGGACGGTCAAACTTTATCACCGCTGGAGCAAAATGTTTCTTTGAGCGAGATATTGCGAAATTCTCTCGTAGATGCGCTTGCCCTTTTTCTCGCCATAACGCTCTACGAGCCAATCCAGGGGCATTTTAGCCGACTTCCGGTTATTGCATCCATCCTCTCCGCCATTCAGCGAATGGCAAAGAGGGATGACGTTTCTTGCCGTTGTTTCACCGCCGTGCTTAAGCGGTATCCAGTGATCCATAGCGATAGTGTGCCAAAGTCCGACTGGTCTACCGCACACAGCACAGCAGTTATTAAAGTCCTTCAACGTTTGCGCCCATTCCTGTTCAGTCAGAGAATGACCGACGGATTCCTTACGGGCGCGACGGCGGGACACAGCGACCTTAGCCCTCTGGCGGTAGAGTTCCTTGTGGGTATGTCGCCATTCTCTGCTCCGTTCATTCGCTTGCGACTGATGATCCCTTTTCCATTGAATGGCGGCGGCACGGGCTTTTTGAGGATCACGCCAATATGCTTCCTTGCGCTTGGCTTTCAGTTCCTCAAAATGCGTTTGGCGGTATTCGCGCATGTACTCGCGCTTGTACCCCTTTTGTTTCTGGCGGGTTTTTCGCGCGCTCTCCCTGACCTTTTCGGGGTTGTTTTGGCGGTATTGACGCCCATAGGCACGTTTGCAGTTTTTGCAAAGGTTCTGGAATCCATCTTTATTCAGCGGAGCGCGATAAAAGAAATCAGCAGTTGCGGGGAGTTCTTGTTCGCAGACTCTACAGCGTTTGAGGCTGGGCATGACATACACTCCTGTCATCACACTCGAAAAGTAACAGTCAGGCGAGCGAGTGTCTCTCGCTTTTCGCCCCGTCGGGCTAGACTGTTGAGCGTATTATAACATGAACCGCACCCCTTTTCGCGTGGACATTCTCAACACCGCCGGTTCGATTATCGGTCCCGGCCCGTTGACGACTGTCCTGCAGCTGAATAACACGGTGTCCCTCGACAGGGTGGGGGAGCTGACCTTTACCATCCCGGCCGGCGACGAGCGGGCGGCGTTCATTGCCCCCGGCTGCCAGTTCGACGTGTTCGACGAACAGGACGGCTATCTGGGGCGCTACCTGTACAGCCATGTGGATCTGTCCGAAAACACCGGCGAGGCCAGGCTCCAGATCACGGCCAATGACCAGCTCAGGGCGCTCGGATTCGTCACCGTTGGCTTTAGCCGAAAATATTCCAACACCCCGGTGGCCTCGGTGTTAAGCGACCTGGCGCTTCAGGCGGGCTGGGGCGTTCACGTCCTGAATGAGATCGGGAATACGTCGGTCACATTCGAGGGCGAAAGCGTCCAGGCGGCGATTGATCTGATCCGGGACAATTGGGGGCAGCATTACCGCCTGGGGGCGCTGAACACTCTCGATTTTGGAACATTCGGCAGCGCTTCTGGCGTCCGCCTGACGAATCTGGCCGGGCAAATTCAGCCCAATTTTATTTTCAAAACCGAGGTGGCAATCCCGCGTCCGATCCGGCAGACGGTAACCTCCGACGAGATTGTCAATCGGGTGATCGCTCTGGGAGCGGGTCAGGGAACCGGCGATTTGACCATGGCCGGAGCCACCGCCGGAACTTACCCCCTCAAGTCAGCCCTGAATCAGGATGGAACATCGTACTACTACATCGAGGACACGGCCAGCATTGCCCTGTACGGCTTGCGAACAAAGGTGGTCAAGCTTACTCAGGTTCGCCCTATATCCGGGTCGAAGGCGGCCCTGGCGCTGGCGGCCAATACCCTGAAGCTCATCGCCGAGGCGTATATGGCTCGCCATCTGAAGCCGATTGTCACCTATGACGTGGAAGTGCAAATGCTCCGCCAGCCGATTAAGGTGGGAGACACCGTCCGCCTGTCCTACCGGGGCGTGACCGACAGCTACGTGTACCTCGACGTTGAAGACGACTTTTATGTAATGGACGCCACCTATAAGCGGTCTTCGGGCGGCGGACGCAGCGCCAAGCTCACCATATCAAGTATCTCAGACCGCCGTACCTCTGACACCGACGTGATGGTCGACGTGGTCAGGGACGTGTCGGCGCTGAAAATCCACGTCCAACCCACCGGGTTTGTGGCCTCCTACAGCGCCACCGAAAGCGTATGCGCAACCCCAGACCCATCGGTTCCCTATACACCCACTCCCGGATTTGAGGTGATCAGCGCGGAATTCCATCTGGACATCCCGCCATCTGTCCCATCCGTTACAAGCGTCCTGTTCAGGATGCAAACCAAACCGCTCGAATCGCCTGTGGGGTTGCAGGTCTATGGCGGCAGTCCAGGGACAACGCAGGGACTGTTCTGGGCGCTTACTCAGAGTCGTTTTCTCCCCTACAAGCTGCGCTTGTTTTTAGACGACGTGGAATACACCGACAAACTCGGCGGCCCCTGGGCAACGAGCCTGAACGCCGTTGGGCGACCAGGCAAAGTAAACGTACTGCTCGACCTGACCGACATCGTAAACGCTCTCCCCGTTCTTCAGGGGGAACACATTATCCGGATAACCCCCACGTATCTGTTCGGGTATTTTGAGATTTACCCCGGAGCGAATGGGGTTTCCTCGCAAGGCTCTATTTCCTACGGGCGGGTGAGGGGAACAGTCACCATTCAGGGGACGTGTATGCCTATCATTGTGACTTAAGGGGGTCTTATGACCGCAAATTTTCACACGGACATTGTTACCGGCGCTCCGAACACCGCCGCCACGTTTAACGCCCCGGTGGGACAGCTTGACGCCGCCCTGACGAACCTCATTGCCGGGTCAACCCCATTTACAAACCTCGCGGCAGCGGCAGCGGGCAACCTGGGTATTGTGGGCGGGGTAGTCACCCGGTCAAAGTTTGTCCATCTCATTGACACCGAGGGACTGACCGCAACCGACGACCTTGACACGATTTTAGGCGGTTCGTTCGGCCTGATGCTCATCATAAAATGCAATAACTCCGCCCGCTTTGTTGTGGTGAAACACGGGACGGGGAATATCAAACTGGCCGAGGAAAAAGACTACGTGTTAGACGACACGAGTAAAAGCCTCTGGCTGTTCCACGATGGGACGCAGTGGACGGACATTTCCCCGGCCCGGCGGATACGAACTCTCGGAGTGGCCGGGGCGCTCACCATTGCCTCCGACGCCATCACCATTACTCGGAGCCGTCATACCATAGACACGGAGGGGGCGGCAGCCACCGACGACCTGAAAACGATCAACGGCGGGACGGAAGGGGCAACCCTGGAACTGGCTCCTACCAGCATCGCCAGGGTGATAACCGTCCGCCACAACCGGAGCGGCGGGAACATTCGACTGGCAAGCGGAGCCGACGTTCGACTGGATGACCCAAAACGTCCGCTGCATCTCACCTATGACGGGACAAACTGGGTTCAACCGCTGCCTACACGGTTTGCCGTTCGGGATGACCTGCGCCGAACTCTGCTCGTGCATGGCAATAACATCGTGTTCAATGAGGTGGGCCTTCCGGCGGGTACAACGTCTGGGACGCTGGCAAACGCGAATCAGACGGACTCGGCCTATACCCAGTCCACGAGCGGCGCGGTGGCCGGAAACACGGGCGGATGGCGTTCCACGACGTTTAACCTCGTTCGCCGCCAGTGGAATCCCGTCTTTTGGGCCAAGCTCATTTTGGGGGCGGGCGGCAACGCCAACGCCCGTTACTGGATAGGGCTGTTTGCCTCGACCCCGACGAACGTGGATGTTCCGGCGGTTCAGATGATTGCCTTTCGGTACTCGTCTGTCCTCCCGGACACGAACTGGATGGGGGTTGTCTATGACGGGGTGACCCCTCAGACGGTGGACACGACGGTTGCGGCGGTGGTCGGTACTGTTTATCTATTGCGGCTTAGGGTAGATGACGCCAACGGCGTGGCTTATTTCAGCGTCAATAACAGCGCTGAGGTGAGTTTGTCGGCCAACCTCCCCGCCGCCGGGACTGAACTCGGGTTCGCCGCGCTGGTCATCACCAATACAGCGGCGGGCAAGATCATACAGGTTTCGCGCCTGGGTGTGGAGACTGACTAATGGCCTATGATTATCTTGTCGTGGGTGGGGTTGCTGAGGTAGACCCCACAACACTTTTAGCCACTCTCCGGGGGGCGTTGGGCAATGTCGTTTTAAGCGTAACGTTATACTCAGCGACGGGCGAACTGCCCTATCCCACCGGGGCGGCTGATGTGCTGCTTGACACAACCCCGGAAAATGCCGACCTGGAGTCTCAGGTAGCGTCAATTTGTCGCAGCGCAAAATCTATCCCTGCCGTGATTCTGGCGAATGACGAATGGACAATCCCTCAACCCGCCCCGCTTGACGCGCTGCGAATGTCGGCTCCCGGCCCTGGTCAAGTGCTGATTAACGACCCTAGCAATTTCCTAAGCATTACAACCGAGCAGCTTTATTCTTCTCAAGGGGATGTGGGGGGTACGACTTACGCCGTAGGGTTGACGCCGGTTCTTCCGGGGCAAGCGTTATTATTAGACAATCCTAACGCAGCCTCACAATTCTATGCCGGGCTTATCGCAGACGGGAACTGGCGCACAATTCCAGGGAGTAGCATCAGTGGGTTGCTCAGAGGGGCTTTAAACTTAGGGACTAGTATCTACTCATCGCAGGATGGGGTTTCAACGGCCAATCCCACCGGGGACAGCCATACCCCCAACACGGGGATAACATTGGGGTTTGCCCGCAGCATGGACGGCCAGTTGTGGATAATAAAGGGCGGCGTCCTAAATTGGATAGATGATTTTCTCAATACCGACGTTTTATTCCCACTCATTATCAACCCTAACACGGCAGTCGTGGCGAATAGCGGCATAGGGAATTATCGTGTGATCAACTTGTCGGGGCAATGGCTGACAGACATCGCTTCGATTAACATCCCATCCCCCGCTACCGCCACGCCATTTCAGTCGGATTTCGGCGCTTTTTATGAGATTTCCTACACACTCCCCGCTGTCCCTATTGCGGGGGATCGCTTTGAAATTGATTTCCGTTATCAAGACTCGCTGAACTATTGGGCGGCGTATATCACCTATACGGGGGCGGCCTGGGATTACCATGTAGACAAAGTTATTGCCGGAGTGACAACCTCCCTTCGTGTCGTGGCGGGGGTAGGGGATACTGTCGCTCTGCGCGTCTACAATCGTTATTGGGGTAATGACGCCTGGGGGCAGACTAAAACCGCCGCTGGTGTCTGGACATCACGAGGAGGCACGGCGCTTGACGCTTCGTTGTTCGGCGTCTCAAATATCCAGGTTGTGAACGTCAATGGCTCTATAGACCGCCTCAAGGCTTGGCCGGAATCTCAGTCGCTATATTCGTCCCTGATGGCTAGTTTCCCGGCTGACAACCCCGCTTTCATCTTTGGTGATGGCTCTGACGGAGACGCAACTATATCCCAGGCGGTCACGCTCGTAAGGGATATGTACTTCCAAAACCTGACGATCACTGCGACGGGCAACCTAAACCCGTCTGGGTATCGCATCTACATTCGAGGCAAACTCAGCATTGCTCAGGGTGGCAAAATCAGTGTGTCGGGTGGCAACGGTGGAGCGGGCGGGGGTAGTCCTAGCGCGGGTGGAGCGGCGGGCGTGGCGGCCTATGCTGCGGGCGGGACGTTACCAGCGGGTACAGACGGGGGGCAAGGGGGCGGTTCAACTGCAAACGCCGCCACCAACGGGGCGCAAGGTGTGACGCTTGCAACAATCCTTTTTACTGCCCAAGCGCCATTCGAATGGCGGGCGGGCGGTGGGGGGTTCGGCGGCGCTCAACATGGAACGGCGGACGGACTCCGAAATACGCCAATCGGCCCGAACTGCGGAGCGCGGGGCGGCAACGGCGGGGCGGCAACGGGGGCGGGGGTTACTTCCAGACGCGGTGGCGGTGGTGGCGCTGGCGGAGGCGTACTTTGGATTGCAGCACATGAAATTGATAATGACGGCTCAATCTTGGCGCTGGGTGGCGACGGCGGCAATGGGTTTACCAATGTGGACATAAGCGGGAATGGCGGGGGCGGGGGCGGGGGCGCAGTGATCGTGTTGTATCATTTCCTGTCAGGTAACGGCCTGAGTTCGATTTTCGCTACGGGTGGCGCGGCTGGAACGGGTGGCAACGGCGGAACGGCAGGCGCTGATGGGATAGTTGTCACTCTGCGGGCTTGACGGCTGGATTTATGGAGACGATATGAAGCACATAATCACGGTTCTACTTCTGGGGACGTTTCTCGTGGGGCTGTCTTCACACCGCCCGCCGAAACCACCGAAACCGCCTCATCGTCGTCACCCTCATGAATGGGGGTGGTGTCTGGAAACCATGCCGGAACAATGCTATACGTGGAACGTCCGGCCCCACTAGGGGCATTGCTGAGTTGTTTAAACACCCGCATCTATGATACGATAGACGAACATTTGTTCTTTACGGAGGCTCAATGGACAAGCTAGAGCAGCTCGCCACACTCTTTGAGCGGTTGGCAATGTTGAAGCAGCAGGAATCGGACGTGTGCGCGCGGATCGGCGCTCTTTATAAGGAAGCGGCTGACCAGAACACGGGCGAAGCCGCGCCAGAACCAGAGCCGGAAGAAAAAGAGTAAGCGTCCGCTCTGATAAATCAGGTAGATCGCCGCGAGCAGGCCGTCAACAGCTACCCTACCCTGGGACTGTTGGCGGCTTGCTCTCGACGGTTCCCAGGGAGAATAGATGGATCAAGCGATGGTAACGTTCATTCAGAATTGGGGGCCAACCGGCGTCCTGGTCGTTGCGCTGCTGCTGCTGGCACGGTCAGTTCAGCCGCTCATTACCGCGCTGGTAGATGAACTGAAGTCTACTCACGCCACGAGCGACCGGGTCATGGCTCGTTTCCAGGAAAGCGACGCGCGCTGGTCCAAGAGTGAAGACGTAGTTGAGAAGGCCATCGCCGCGCAGAAAGAACTTGCCACACAAATGACGGCACTGACGACCGGGGTCGCCACCCTGACCACCGGAATCGGCAACTTTTCACTCAAGTATGACTCGCGAGCGCAGGTCATTGACGAGCTGAAGCGCGAGCAGACCGACCACATCAACGCCAGCGCTCTCGCGGCCACCGAGATCAAGACCATACTCAACAAGGTGGATACGGCCATCGTCGGACTGGCGACACTGCTCAACAACCGCGATACCGAGGTGGTCAAAGCACTGGAGGCAGTCGTCACTGTTTTGGGCGAAACTCGCACCTCTCTGGCGGCGCTGGCTCCGAAACCGGCTGAAGCTGCCGCGCCAGTGTCGCCGGTCACTGTAAACGTTGGCAGCGCCGGATCGCCAGCGCAGAGCATCACGAACGGGAGTCCAGCATGACCGATAATTGGCTACCGGTAACGATAGAAGCCTCCGGCGACTTCGCCAACATGCGCGCGCAGCCGAGCGTCGCCAGCACCATCGTCGCCAAGCTGACGACGCCCCAGGACGCGCAGCTCGATCTGCTCAACATCCTGACGGAAGCCCCGGCCAATCCGGCGGCGCTACGCTGGTTTCATTTCCGCCAGGAGACACGCTCATTCTGGCTCCGCTCGGACGTGGTTCACTTCATCAACCCACTGGAGGCGAGAGTGCAGCGCCTCGAAGACGTCGTCAATCAGATTCAGAGTCAACATTCAGGGGGATGACCCCCAAAGGAGCAATGCCGTGCGAAAGTTGCACATCATCCGTTTCACCGTGTTCGTGATTTTCCTCGCTCTGCTGTTATCGGTCGCACTTACACCGGCCCTGGCCCAGGAAGCGACCCCGGCAGCCACGCCAACCATCATCGTCGCCGCGGCCTGGCAGCCCGGTCTGCTGACCGTGGACGCCAATACCACCGCCGATTTTGACATGAACCCCGGCGAGGCGACTCTGCGCGTGCTGCAAGCGGGGACTTACCCGGTGCAGGTGGACGCTAACTCCCAGGCCGATTGGCTGCACATCAAAATGCAGGACGGCATTGAGGGCTACATTGCCAGCGCCTCGAATGTCACGCTTTCGCCGATACCGCCAACCGCCGCGCCCGTTGAGCAGCCGCCGGTCACCGTGAACATCGAGCAGCCGCCAGCCGCCGAGTCGCCCGCGTTCTCTCCGGCGGAAATCGTGCTGATAGTGGTCATTGTGTTTTTGTGCATCATCATCGGCCTCAAAGAAGTCAACCTGCGCGATTACATTCGCCAGGCGTTTGCTTCAGTGCCGCCGGAAGGTCGTTTACTGATCTCCGATGGAGGTGCGCGGTTGCTGAGCGAGGGGCAAAAGTTGGTGGATGCGTCGCCCAATACGATAGACGACGCGGCCTACGCCATGCTCAAGCCGATGCTGCTGAGGCTATTGCAGGAGGTACAAACTACCCCCAGCGCGGCGGTGAATATGACGTTAGTGCCGCCGTCTGCGAGTCCACAGGGGTAATTCAGCAGCAAAATTCGCATTCGAGTTAGAGGAGAAAACATCTTGAATATCCATCTAGGGCCAGCCATTGGCGTGATCGGTCTCGTGGTTTTGGCGCTCGGCCTCATCGTTCACGGGGCTACGCGTCTGCGGGCTTTCAGTGTCGCTAACTGGCTCATCGGCGTTTGGTTTATCGCTTTGGGCGTGCTGCTCCTCCTGGGGTTGTAGCTAGGTACTACCCGATTCGGCGGAAACCCCGGTCAGAATCAAGATTTCCGCCATAATTTGTACGGAAAAATTGACAGCCCAATCAGAGGAGATTCCTATGGCTATCGTTCGCGCGAAGTTCTATGTCAGTCAGATCAGTCAATACGGCCATCCTGGAAACACCAACACCGGGAAAACCGTCAAGATGATGCCGGTCACCAGTGGCAGCGAAGAGAACAAGGCGTTCTGGGCAGCCACCCCGACGGGCAGCATTGAGATGACCATCAAACCAAGCGACGTGGCGGATATGTTCCAGATCGGGCAGGAAATCTTGATTGACTTCCACATCCCGGACACGCCAGCAGCCAGCGAGTAACGCAGCAACCACGATATAAATGAAGAGCGCCCCAATGACGGGGCGCTTTTTGATTCACACTATAGTTGCCAGCCCTGTTCCTGGCAATATTTCTCAAAGGCGTTCTTGAAATCGCCCTCAATTTGTCGTCTGAGCATCTCAAGGACTTCGCCTTTCCAGATGTTCCAACTGACGCGCCAGGTGCCCTTGATCTCAATCGTGACATATTGAATGATTTGAGGCGTGGGGTTTTCGTCTGGGAATATTACGCGACCTGGCTTGACGAACTGGCGCTTCATTTCGTAGGCAATCTCAAAATACCCTTCCTCTACAGCCAGAAGTTTGAAATCACCAAAGAAGCCGTTCGCGCCATAAAGATTGTCATGAACGAACCATTGCGCATGTTCCCAGGCAGCATCATGCTCGGCTTGATTCATCGCGTGTCCTTTCCTTTCGGCTGATTATAGATCATAAGTGAGAAGCGGCTTCCCGGCAGCTATTTAGCCTCTGGTTCTTCTTTCCACCCCTTCGGGCGGCACATGCGGATAATCTCCGCCTTAATTTCGTCGTCCCAATAGCGCAGGTTCTCGTAGCGGGTATAACCGTCGCGGTTGTACTCATAGGGGCGTGCGTCGTCCGACTGCAGCAAGTGGATAATGGCTGCCTCGGCTTCGGCGGTCAGATACGCTGGGGCCTGCGACCAGCCGCCGCTCCATGACTTGGGTCGGCTTTCCCATCCGAAGATGGGGCAGTAATCGCGCTGGTGATGGTGGTCACGATTACCCCAGACGATGGTAAAGAACGGCTGCGAAAGCGAGTTGACGTAGAAGCTGTTCAGGACGCGAATGTCGGTGTACTTTTTCGGCATTTCCCCTCCCTCATTTACTCATGAGAACAGCAGATATCACTGGGTAAAATCAACCCCAATAGCTCGACAGAAACCACCCCGGCTCACCTTCGTATTCCAATTCGTAGACCTTGCAGAAATTGAGCAGGTCATTGACCTGGGCATTAGTGACAGTAAGCGCCCCTGGGTCGAAACGCTGTGGCTCTCCCCGACTAGCATATTGGCAGCTTGACGGTATAGCCAAGATGTAAAGTGGTGCGTCTATATATTGTGCATTGACCAGCACAACGGGCGGTGGATTTTCTTTCTGGTGCTTGCTTCGGGCTGACCAATACGTTTCTCGCTGTTCGGGTGTGCTATCTGGCTTATAAGGATTCTCGCGGGTGATTTCGCCATCCGGCAAATAAAAATCGGGTCGCGGGAATTTATTAACCTTGTAAAGCCACCAATCCTCAATGCCTTCTCCCTCTTCATTCTCCCAGGGGAATTCGTAATCCTCTGGGAAAAGAACTCCGTAGCAGATTTGCCCATCAGTAGATGTACTCATATTCTCTCCCTCAATTACGTTCGAAAGTGGCGCTTTACGCTCATAAACTAGAACGAGTCGTAGTCCCAATCATCGCCTTCGTACTCGTCTTCATAGTCGTTATCGTCGTCAAGCTGATCTGCGCACCATTCGCACAGCCCGGACGCGCCGAAGTCGAAGCTGTCGATTCCGGCATTGAACAACCCGCACGAGGGGCAATAGCCGTGTTCGTGGCAATGATCCCAACAGAACCATTCATCCGGGGCGGGGTTGTACTGGTCAACGTAGCAGGCTCGGCCCTGCTCGCTGCATCCCTCGTGTTGGCACTGCTGAGGGTGACTGTCCCAGTAGGCTTGCTTTTCGGCAACCTCGTCATAATCGCGTTCGCCAACCATCTCCACCAGTCGCTCGTGGCCGTCGCCGTCAAAGCGAAAATGGACAAATCGCTCATCCTGGCACAGCGTGGTCTTTTCGGCAGCATATGCGCCCCAGGTATCCAATCCCTCCGCAATTTCGGTGGCAGGCATCACGAATGGCTCGGTGGTATGCGCCTGGCGAACGTCTTCAACTTCCTTATGGCAAATTGGGCAGTTCACAATCCCTCCTTATTCGGTCACTAGCCCGACGCGCTTCGCCACTTTGCGCAGCCGGTATTTACGGTGATACTCGCTCTCGCACTCCCGACAGAAATCCGAGATACCGCGCGGGTGGACGACTCGGGGGCGCTCGTGGCAGCGGCCCCCGGTAGTCAAATAGGCCCTGTTCGCCACGCCAGGGCACCGGCTGGGGGAATACGCGCACGTTCGCCAGCTTCCAGGCATAGCGGCCTGGCTCGAAATTACCCCAGAGCCGCTCCTGACGAGACAGCCCGGCGATAAATGTTGGCGTCATCCGGATGCAGTCCACCAGGTCAACGACGCAGATCGCCGCGCCGAAAGCCATTTCAGACTGATTCATCCGGTGGTCGAACATGAAGCTGGCGACGGCGAACGGCACATCCTGGCGCAGATTGTAAGGCCGCTTGGCGGCATGGATCACGAGCTGGCCGCGATAGGGTGTAGACCAGTTTCTTGTTTCGTAGGTCTTGAACAGCCGCTTGATTGCTTCTGCCCACGGCTGCCATAAGGAAATACATTTAGTCACGGCTTGGCCTCCTCCAAAGACTTGCGGATGCTCTGCACCCGCGCGTTCCACTTGCGATTGACCAGGCGCATCGCCTCCAGGCGTTTCTCAGGCAGCGACTCGTACTGCGTTTCGCGGTAGACGCCGCCGCGCAGCAGGCAGTTGGGCGTCCGGCAAACGACGGCAGGCACGTGATATTCGTAGTAGGGGTTGATCCCGCCGAGCATGAAGGTATGCTCAAGGGGTTTTCCGCAGTCTCGACAAAGCATCTCTCATGTCCTTTCAGGGGCATGGCGTACCATGCCCCTACTCAGCGGTCAGTCGCCGGAGTGTTCCGGCTCGCAGCCTTGGATGTAAGCGCAGTTAGCCTGCAAGTAAATGGCTTCTTCCCAAAGCGCGTAACAGCGCTTGGCCCACACCCCGGCACTAACCAACCGCCAGTTGGCGACCTCGGCGCAGTCATCGGGCGCGTCGTACCGGATATGATGTTCCAGCACGTTGTCCGCCCGGTCACTGATCTGGCGCAGCATCTCCGTCTCACCGGTGACGGCGTAGGTGGACGGATTCAGCACGAGCATCCTGTTCACGGCAGCGCCTTCTTCCAGCGCCGGAACGACAGCCGGTGATGTTCGCTGATCCGATGCTCATTGCGGCGGTCAAGTTCATGCTCAACCTTGACGGCAAACTGCGACAGGGTGACATGCAAATCGCCGTCGAAATCTCCGCATTCGGCCATCGGCTCGGTCTGCGCCAGCACGTCCTGGAGGGCGCAGGTCAGTTCGGTCAAAGACTCTGTAGAGGTGCTACGAAACATCACTGCGCCTCCTCTCCCTGGATAAGCGTCTCACGCGCCATGCGGAACAGTTCGCCCAGCGCTGGATGGCCGTCCCATACACCCTCTTCGAGCGCGGTCAGGAACGCCTGGACGACTTCGGCCTCCTGACCATTGGCGTCGGCAATGCGCATGGACATGGCCTGAAATTCGATCTGAGCGCCGATTTCCTCCCACCGGCTCAGCAGGTCATGCTCGACCTCGCGGGCCAGTTTCGCCACGTCGGGATGCGAGCGGTCAATGTCGTAAATGGCCTCGGTCAGTTTCTCGTGGAGCGCAGCCATTTGATTACGCTGCTCCCGAAAGGTCTGCCCTGCCGCCAGCGCGCCCGCGTTCGCTATGTGAAGCGCCTGAAAGCACTCGACCATCTGCGAGGCGCTCTCGTTAATCACCCGGAGCGCCTGCATCCCCTCTCTATCCTTCCGATCCACTGCCGCCTGCCAGAGCTGCTGCCCTTCGTTAAGCAGCCACGAGTAGGCGTCCTGGGCGGTGGTCGTCAGGGCGACCAGATTCGGCACATCGGCGTTGAGCCGTGCCAGTTCAATCTCCGGGTCGGAGGCGACAATAATCTCGTCGGTCATCGCGCACCGCCCATACCGGCGACGGTTTCCATCGCCTCGATACCAGCGGCCTTAGCGTTGGCGTCCATCTGCGCCAGCACGGCGGGCATCCCATTTTGTCGGATGGCTTCCGAAAGTTGACTCAGGGACGGCTCAGGGACGGCGGGCGGGGTGATAATCGTCATTGGCTGCCCGACAGCCTGCACCATCCGGGTCTGCGCCGTGTAATCGCGCTGAGCGGTCAGATCGGGGCTGGCGGTAGGCTTCAGGATGGGGCGAACGAAAGTGATTATCCGGGTAAACCAAAGACCATCAGTACCCAAAACCGATTGGCTTGAGATGTGCGAGTCCCATTTTGTCCAGCCCTCATTTGTCAGGGCTGCGAGTTCGTCATCGTGTTTCGAGGCTTCGTAGTCCTGGAAACCGTGCGCCAACGTCTTAAACTCCACCTTCGCGCCCTGGCCGGTGGCCTCGCGGAGCATGTCGCATTGCACGCCGTTGACCGTGCGCAGGCTGGCGATTTCCTGTTGAGCCAGCACGAGATTCTGCTGTGTGGAGCGGAGTTCACCGTCCTTCTCGACCAGTTCGGCTTTCAGGCTGGCGACCTGCGCCCAGGCTTCAGCCCGCTTGGGTTCTTCTTCGGCCAGTTTGCGCTCCAACTCGGCGATGTGCTTCTTATCGGTGGCGGCATCCTTCATGATTGCCACCATCAACGGGTCGCCAGAAACCTGCTCGGCGGTGATCGCCTGCACCGGCGGCGGTTCCCACGTGAGGTGCTCGTCCAGCCATTTGTCCAGATAGGCTTCCGTACCGCCGGGGAAGATCAGGACTTCCGGCGTGCCATCTAGCCCGGGCTTTTCGATCTGGAATTCGCCTGGCTGAATGACCGGGCCAGCCGTCCCGATGTCATCCGTCGGATCGCTCGGAGGCAGGCCGTCGCCGGGCTGAGGGAACGGCTTGCCCATCGCCGCATAGCCCTTCTCGGTCAGGCGGAATTCGCCGCCCTGTCGCTTTTCCAGCAGCCCGGCATTCTTCAGGTGACCTGCCTGGCCGGGATACACCGGCTTGAACCAGCCGCCATCCGAGGTGTGACTGGCGGCGCGGGCAGTATACGCTGCGTCGAGCAGATCGCGCTCAAGTGTGCCGAGAGGTTTGGGCTCTGGTGGATTTCCGTTGGGTTTCTTGGTGGACATGATAGCCTCCTGCCTAGTAAGATTGATGAAGTTAGTTTAGCATGTTTAACATGCTAAAGTCAAGCGCAAACCGTTCCCGCGATGGGAACGATTAAGGGATTTGGTCAGAGGTGTAGAGGATAGCCAGGGTGATAGCGAGCTTGCGGTTGGGCGCGTCACCCCGGCGCAGGTTGGGGAAATTGACGCCCGACTCCTTGGCATAGCGGAGGATGATCTCGATGTCGGCGTCATCTTCTTTGGAAACCCACACGCTGAGTTCGCCCTCGTGCGGGCGGCTGCCAGGGCGAGGCTGGCGAATGTCGCGGTAGGTTTCAGCATATTCACGCCAGGGAGGGTTGGCCCCGGACTGCAAATCGCGGGACATCCGGCGCAGCGCCGTCTCGATCAGATTGGAGACATTGAAGCGCCCCTTAGCCTCGCCAGGCTCTTTGGGCAGGCGCAGCGCCGGGAGGGGGAAATCAACGGTCAGCGCCTCGATCTTCTCGCCAATGCGGTCAATGCGCGTGGCGATCTCGTCGGAGTAGAGCATGAAAATATTCTGTTTGCTGGTCATGGTCGCAATCGTGTCATCTACGGAAATCTTTCCGCCTGAGACGACAGAGTTTAACATGGATTGCCCCTGGGTGTAAGAACGGAACATAAATTCTATATTACCATGTCTCGCATGGTAAAGTCAAATAAAGTTCATAGTTGACAGAACTTGCAAGCCTCGGTTATTATTTCAGTGTGTCATCTCGTGGCCTATGGGCTAACTGAGAGCGAAGCACCCCCTTGTCCTGGGGGTGCTTTCGTTTTAGGTTGCCTTCGTCCATCCGGAGCAGATCAGCAGCGCTTCCAGTGATGGGGGAAGATCGAGCCAGGCCGCGTTTGCCGACGTTCGGCCATCCGGATCGAAGAGGCCCGCTTTCCAGCCAGCCGGGGTTCGTTCTTTGGAAGCTGGCATTCCGTTCAGATAAACATCGCCAGCGGGACTGGCGATGTAGTAGAGATGTTCACCCGTCAAGAGCGTCTGGCGCCTCAGCGTCCAGCCAAGTTCAATGGCAATCCCAACTAAATCCAACACTCACTCCTCCTCTGGAACGTAGCGTTTGCCGTTGATGTAGACGCTCAACACGTTTCTATCCGGGTCAAGCACCATAATTCCCGACTCTGGATTAGCTTCACTGAATCGCCGAGCGCGATCTTCGGTTTCCGCCACATGATCTATATCAAACACCATAAAGGTGAATGTCCGCCCCTTTTCATCCATGATTACCTCCTCGCCAGCGTCAGCAAAAGCAGCGCCTTATCCCGGTTATACGCCCGCACCTGAACCAGATCGTCGCAGAACTGCGCCTCGGCCTGGATGCGCCGCAATCGAAGCCGGAGTGCCTGCTCGGTCAGCACTCGCGGGTCTGCGTCCTCATCGGGGAGCGGCAGTTCCAGGAGCATAGGCGCGGTGTAAGCAGTCAGGTATTCCCTGACGGTGAGTTCCGCCTGGTCGAGTGCGCGGATGAAGACGGCGGCCAACTGGCGCAGTTCGGTGCTGGTAAAGTCCGCCGACTCCAGTGGCTCCATTTGCAGATCGCGGAAGGTCCTGGCGGCGCTCCAGTACAGATCGTCGTTATGAATCAGCGCGCCCATGACAAACGCCTCGATCGGCGGAAGCCCGGGCTTTGACTGCGGTGCCATGGCGGCCACCGGCTCTGTGACCTTCCGGTGGGCCTGGGCCAGCAGCTCGCGTTCCGGCAGACGGAGGTGCAGGGCCAGCTTCTGGATGCTGTCGCGGCGGATGAGATCACTCTCCGTCTCCATGAGGAGCGGCAGCAGGGCCAGCGCCGCGCTCAGGCGTTCGTGGACGGGCGCGCTGGGAGAAACCGTTATCTGGCCGATGAGGTAATCGGCAGCCGGTATCGCTTCAACCACCATGACCGGCCACATCGAGGGCGTCTCGCGGAAAATATCATCCGGGTCTTTGCCATCGGGGAGCGAGAGAATCCGCACGTCGCGGCTGCATTTCACCGCCTGCTCCAGCGCGCGCCTGGCGGCAGTCTGACCAGCCGCATCGCCGTCCAGCGCCAGGATGATGCACAGATCACCCAGCAGGCGCAGATGATCGTCCGTCAATGCCGTGCCCATCTGGGCGCAGACGTTGGCGAATCCGGCCTGATGAGCGCTGATGGCGTCCATGTAGCCCTCGACAATCACCACCCGCCCCTGGCCGCGCACGGCCTTGCGATCAAAGCCGAAGAGCGTCGCCCCTTTGTTGAACAGCGCGGTCTGCGG